GGAAGCAAATCATCTGCAATGCATTAAGCAGCAGGCAAATTGAGGATAAAAAAAAACCCCACATCATGTGGGGGAAGACAGGGATGGTGATTTAAATATCACCATAACCGAATGAAACAAAAGGATTTGTTTCATGTGATGTCCACACATCGTCCACATCGAAAAAAAGCCCCGCATCTGCGGGGCCTTCATTATATCGCTAAATTTAGTTGATCGCGTCCATAGTGCGAGGCGGGAAAGACGCCTGCAGGAACAAAGTCAGGCGCTAATTTATCGCGCCGCTCACGCTTGGTGACAATTTTTTCAACGCTATTAAGCGTCGTGAATGACAAGCCGCATTCCATGTTCTGGCACTGATGATACTGACGAATCGTGACTTCACTGAGAGGCTTACTGGTGCGGGTGCGGGCCGTAGCGCCACAATGTGGACATTTGAACATAATGGTGACTCCCCTGGGGAGTTGAACTCATCGCTATTCTATTCAGTTTCTGCAATCCAGTCAGATATTTTTGCTTCAAAGTTAAGCTGTGTAGTAAATCCATTGCTATCAACGTCATGCTGTACCTTGCTGATTATCCAGTCCTGGGCGTCAATATCTGCCTTAAAACCGGTCACGGTCGAATGCATTTCCGGGTACAACTCCGCACGCCCGCGCGCCAAGGTGATCGAAAACTCCGCCGCGCCGCGCTGTAACTGCTGCCACTTTGCCGCCGCTGCGCGCCTAGCGGCTTCTTCGTTCTGGAAGGTTTTACGCATAATAAAAACGTTACCTTCAGCGCCTTCAATGTAGTCACCTTCCCTGCTGCTGCTCTTATCCTTTTTTTTCGTTGTGGCACGGCGACGAACGCTAACCTTTTTCTTTTTCCCGTAGTTTAGATCAAGCCAGTACGCGCGGACGCCGGTATAAGCGTCACGATCAGCAACCCGGAAGCGGTGCCGGTCTCCACTGCTGCGCGTGATGGCAATCGACGGAATAGCCTTCCCTGATGCAGTGAAACCACCACCCGGCACGATAAACAGCAGACTTCCATTTTTTACCGTGGCGATGGCCCCTAACATTTCCGCCATTCTGGTCAGAAATGACATATCGCTTTCCTGAGTCTGATCGGCGTGATCAATTTCCACATCCATCAACAGATCGCTGATTTGCGGCGTCAGGTCATACCGTTTTGCGATAGCAGACACAATCCGCTCCACAGTCACATCATGCCAGGAGACTTCACGCTTTACGTTAAACTCTTCTCTGAAATCTGCACTTCTGGCAGTCACGGTGATACGGTCGGGCGGCCCGTCGTGCGCCACTTCATCAACCGTGTAGATGCCCTTATAAACCAGCGCTTCACCCATCCACCCCAGCCAGAAAGACAACTCAGCGCCACGCGGCGGAAGAGCAACGCTTCCATCAGTGTCATCCAGCTCTAATGTCAGCTGATCGGCGTCAAAACCCCGGTTGTCCGTCAGGCTGATGGATATCACGCGATCTGATAATTCTGTTAACACCTTCCCGCCTTGCCGGACGCTGAATGCTGGTATTTTTAACGCCTCCGTCAGGATGTCATCGACACCGCCAGCCGCGCCCGAAATCATACTGCTGATCACTGAAACACTCATATACCCTCCCGTTTTGCTGAATAATTCCACGCGGGCGCGCGTGGGAGAATTCGTTTTAGTTGTCAGAGAGATAGCACAACCAGAAAGGCGTGAAGCCGTTACGTCAATCAGCAATCATGGTGGCGAACTCAACAAAACGTAATGGTGACAAACATGTCTGAGACACGTTTTCACGGTGCTCGCACCAAAGAAGAAACCGACATCACGAGGGTAATTAACGACATTGACTCCAGCGTCATTGGCGTGATTGTCATCGCTGATGACGCAGACGAAGACGCTTTCCCACTTAACATCCCAACGCTTATCACGCGGCCTCAGTCGATGCTCGGCAAGGCAGGGAAAACAGGGACGTTGTACAAAACACTGAAAGCTATTTCAGACCAGGCAAGCGCGAAAATCATTGTTGTTCGTGTTGCCACGGCTAAACCGCCGGAGGAAGGGAAAACGGCGGAAACACAGTCGCAGTTGATTATTGGTGGCTCTGATGCTGACGGTAACTACACCGGCATGTATGCGCTACTGACCGCCGAACAAAAAACGGGATATCGCCCGCGCGTCCTGGCGGTGCCGGAATACGATACCGAAGAAGTAACATCACAGCTTTGCGTGATCGCCAAACAGCTTCGCGCCTTTGTTTATGCTGGCTGTAACGGCTGCAACACACTGGCAGAGGCCCGGCAATATCGTGAAACCTTCGCATCACGTGAACTCATGCTGATCTGGCCTAACTACATTGCCTATAACCAGGTGTCCGGGGCAAATGAAGAGTTTCCCGCCCCAGCCTATGCGGTAGGGCTGCGCGCGTTTATTGACAACCAATACGGCTGGCATCGTTCTCTGTCTAACATCGCCGTCAGTAACGTGCTTGGCATGTCGAAGGACGTTTTCTGGGCGCTCCAGGCTGAAGACAGCGACGCCCAGACGCTGAACAACGATGAAATCACCACCATCATCAAGCGTAACGGCTTCCGCTTCTGGGGCAACCGCACCACTGACACCAATGAATTTACTTTTGAGGTGTACACCCGTACGGCGCAAATCCTGGCGGACACCATCGCAGAGGCACAGTTTGAAACCGTTGACGGGCCACTTACCCCAACCAACGTGAAAGACGTGGTGAGTGCAATTAACAAGAAACTCAGCGCACTTGTGACCGCTGGCAAGCTGCTTGGCGCGGAGGCGTGGTTTGACATTGTGGACAACCCGACCGCAAACCTGATTCAGGGAAAAGTGGCGATCCGTTACAAGTATACGCCAGTACCGCCGATGGAAGATTTAACGCTGATCCAGACGTTCACCGATGAATATTTTGAAGGCGCGTTTTCGTCTCTGGGGAGTAACTAAATGGCGATTCCAGCAAAATTGCGGCTGTTCACCTGCTTCGTGAACAGCGTAAACAATATCGGCAAAGTGACATCTGTGACGCTGCCAAAACTGACCCGGAAAACGGAAGACTACCAGGGCGGCGGCATGATTGGTTCCGTTGCCGTCGATCTCGGACTGGATATCTGGCGATTCTGGGAACCGATCAAAGCCTTCTTTGCGGGCTTCTTTGCCGGTGTGATGCAGGCTCTTACACCGTTCCGGGATGCCTTTGCCGGGCTGGCCCCCGTCTTTGATGTGATCTCGAATGCCGTTTCTGAGTTATGGCAGTGGTTCAGCAACCTGCTTTCACCAATGACGACCAGCAAAGAGATGCTTGATAAATGCGCAAGCGCTGGGGAGACATTCGGCAAAGTGTTTGGCCTGGCAATTCAGGGGTTAATGTTGCCTCTGACCGGGCTAGCCAAAATGGTTGGATGGATACTTGAAAAGCTGGGACTGATTCCATCCGGGATTGAAACAGCAAAAGCAAAAGCTGAGAAGGTACAGAAGGAACTAACACCGGCAGGATTGACTATGCTGCAGGACAAAGTTGGCGCGCTCACTGGTGATGTAAAAGCAGTAACCGCACCACCTATCGCACCGCCATCACCGGTGATTGCCGCAGATACAGGAACACAACGACGCTTACAGAAAATTGCCGACAACACCGGCGGGATGCTGGATGAAACCAAAAAACGGATCGGCCCTGGCGATATAGTGTTTAAAAACCTGCCCCGCGCATTAGCCGTCCACGGCACATGGCAGGAAGCACAATCAACCCAAGGCGCTAACCTGACCCAACTGAGCGGGCGACCGGTTATCGCAGCGGCATCAGCCCCGATTAAACCAGCGGCTGAAATACAGGCTATTGGCGGGCAATCCAGGAAACAAATCAGCAGATCGGCGCAAAACACCACGCCTGATGAAATGCATATTCACATTCATATGCACGGCAATTTCAGCAACGACGCCCGCGACATTGCGCGCATGACCGCCGACGCAGTACAGGCAGAATTTAATAAGCGCTTCCGCTCACGTAGCAGCTTCAGTGACAATGAATAGGAGAGCAAAACAATGATGATGGTTTACGGAATGTTCGTCTTTGAGTTAAAAACCGTTCCCCACCAACAGTTGCAGCAATCAAAGACCTGGAGGCATGTGAAGAACGAACGCATAAACCGATCGGCAAAATGGCAATACATTGGCGCGGGTGACGATCAAATCACCCTATGCCAACTCACCATGAAGCCGACAAAGACGGGCGGCGATCTGAAGGAAATTGACGCGCTCACGCGCCAGGTGAAGAAACTGGCAGAAGGACAACCGGCGCAGCCATTCAAGAAAGCGCGCGCGAGCAAAAAGAAAAACCACTTCACCGAAGCGCAGATCGCCGCGCTGCGGGAAAAAATTCAGGACTCCTTGGCCTGGCATCAGCAAGGATGGTTTGAACAGCGCCAGCAGCGCAACCGCATGATCCTGAAAAGTCGCCAGATTGGCGCTACCTGGTACTTTGCCCGTGAAGCGCTTTTACAGGCGCTGCGGGATGACGTTAAGCACGGGTATCAGCGCAACCAGATTTTTCTGTCAGCGTCACGTCGCCAGGCGCACCAGTTCCGGGGCTTCATCCAGAAGGTTGCAGAAGAAGTCGACGTAGAGCTAAAAGGCGGTGACAAAATTTTGTTATCTAACGGGGCCGAATTGCATTTTCTCGGCACGTCTGCTGCTACCGCGCAGAGCTACACCGGCAACCTGTTTTTCGACGAATTTTTCTGGGTAGGTAACTTTGCCAACCTCCGCAAGGTGGCTGGCGCAATGGCAACCCTGAAAGGACTGACGCGCACTTATTTTTCAACGCCATCGAGCGAAAGCCATGAAGCCTACCCCTTCTGGACGGGTAAGCGCTGGAATGAGAAGCGGGCAAAATCCAGCCGAGTAGAGTTCGACACAAGCTGGAAGACGCTCAACAGCGGCCTGTTGTGCCCGGATAAAACCTGGCGGCAGATTGTCACCCTGAAGGACGTGATCGACCACGGCTGGGAGTTCACCGACCTGGAAGAAATCCAGGACGAAAATACCCCGGACGAATACACCAACCTGTACATGTGTGAGTTCGTCAAAGAAGGTGAATCCGTTTTCTCACTTAATCAGCTACTGACGTGCGGCGCGGACGGCTACGACGACTGGCAGGACTGGAAACCCTACGCCCCCCGCCCGCTTGGCGATCGTGAAGTCTGGATAGGCTACGACGCCAACGGCGGCAGTGGCAACGGTGACAGCGGCGCTGTTTCCGTGGTTACCCCTCCCCTGGTCAGTGGCGGCAAGTTCCGCACGATAGAGACGCGCCAGCTACGCGGGATGGAGTTTGAAGAACAGGCCAAAGTGATCGAAGACCTGACCATTAAATACAACGTCCGGCACATCGCAATTGACGGTACCGGCATTGGTGAAGCGGTCTGGCAACTGGTCAAGAAATTCTTCCCGGCGGCGGTCTGTTTCATCATGTCGCTGTCATCAAAGCGCACTCTGGTACTCAAAATGCAGCAGGTGATCCGCGCGGGCCGCTGGGAGTATGACCGTAGTGAACAGGCGTTAGTGTCAGCATTCAACGCCGTCAGGAAAATCACCACCGCCGGTGGACAAATTACCTATGACACCGATCGCGCGCGCGGCGTCAGTCATGGCGACTTAGCCTGGGCAAATATGCTGGCAATCATCAACGAGCCACTTGGACGCGAGAACGGCAGCGGCGGCGGTTCCGTAAGAGAGTTTTAATGAACACAACAACACACGAAAGCGGCCTGACTATGCTTACTGACGGTACACAGCAACATGATATTGGTGAAGCACTGAAGCGCGATCCAGCCCTTAGCGCTTTCACCTTTGATGGGCCATACCAGGTCGCTGACGCTTACGACCTGCTCGACAATATGTATTGCGCCGATAACGGCAGATATTACGAAACACCGGTGGACTGGTACGGGCTTGCGCGCTCATTCGGCAAGGCGTCCTGGCACCAGTCAGCGCTGTACTTCAAGCGCAACGCGCTGGCGGGTTGCTTCATCCCACACCCGCTACTGTCTCGCCAGACGTTCTCCGCCCTGGCGCTTGACTGGTTTGTGTTTGGCAACTTCTACCTGGAAGAACGAAATAACCGACTAGGCGGGCTGCTACCGCTCCGCCATTCCCCGGCGAAATACACCCGGCGTGGCATTGACCTGGATACATACTGGTTTATCAGGCAGTGGAAAGACGAATCAGCTTTTAAAACCGGCTCTGTCTGCCATGTGTTGAACCCTGACATTCATCAGGAGATCTACGGGATGCCGGAGTACATGGGCGCGCTATTGTCAGCCAGCCTGTCACACTCGGCGGACATGTTCCGCAAGATGTATTACGAAAACGGATCTCATGCCGGATGCATTCTGTATATCGGCACATCACAGGTGGACGACGCTGGCGTAAAAGTCATACAGCAAACACTGGCGGGAGCCAGGAACAAAGGGGCATTTAAGAACGTAGTGATCCACGCGCCAGGCGGCGGTAAAGACGGGGTACAACTGATGCCCTTCAGCCAGATATCAGCAAAGGATGAGTTTTTAAATATTAAATCAGCGACACGCGATGACATTCTGGCGGCTCACCGCGTACCGCCGCAACTGATGGGGGCCATGCCGGACGGCAACGGCTCATTCGGTGATGTGGAGAAGGCCGCGCGCGTGTTTGCCATCAACGAACTAATGCCAGCAATGGAAGCGCTGAAGCACGTCAACGACTGGCTGGGGGAAGAAGTGATCCGCTTTAAACCTTACGCCCTGCTGGAAACCATGAAATAACCAACCCGCCGCCATCCCGGCGGCGCTCTCCGCATCACATCAATACACGGCACGCCAGCGCCATTCTAAGCGCCCCATAATCTAAACACGCCATTACCCGCACACAACACACAGAACGCAGCAGCGCGCCAGAATTGCGCCAATTTCCCTATATTTGAGGTATACCCCTTCCCACCCCGCCGCGCGGGCTTTCCCCCCGTCACCTGCGCGCGGCAAACACGCGTGTTTTCGTGCATTGGCAGAACCACATCCAGCAACCATAGACCCTGCCATTATCGTCTTAAAACTCGACTGATTTAGTTGTGCATTTTTGTGCACTTTCTTGCATGTCATTACACGTATTTAATCATCTAGCAACGGATCTTGTGCCTTACTGGAATTAACTTGCTCCAAATGCTTAATACAATCTTCACTTGAAATAAAATAGACCTTAGGTTTTTTCCTTAGCTCATATGTCAAAAATACTGTCACTTCCATTTTTACATACGTTTTCAGATTAGTTTCATTTATATCTAATCCTCTTGAAGTCAACAAACTATCAGATGGAGAAGTGAAAGATGCTTTTAATATATCGTCTCCCTCAAGAGAAAAACAACAAACATCATCAAGATGAATATAATAAAAACCATCCTTATTAAATTTTACATCATTTTGTACTCTATATCTCATTCCTCTGTAGAATCTGACGTTATGATCAAAATCATTCTCTATTGCGCTTATAGTTATAAACTTCAAACCTTCAGGGAGTTGGTTAAGATTCTTAATAATAACAACATCCATATCATGAAGATCACTAATCAAATGAGAAGTGATGAGTTTGAAAACATTTGCCGCATATAAAGATGGAGATTGGGAATATATTTCTCCATTAATGGGCTTAATAATCTGTCGCTTCGTAATTAGATATTCAAAAACAAACTTGTCACTAATATTTTCACAACTACACTCTAAAGTAGCAAACTCACGAAATGTTTTTATGAAATCATTTTTTAATCCATCTTCATATAGCTTCATGAGTTCTTCATCATAAGGAGTATTGATCACATCATTGACTTGAATATCAAGAATCTTAGAGTTTATTTCTTCAAATCCAGAAAGTAGATTATGCTTACGCTCATCAAAACTATTAAGCTCATCATTATGAGCTTCTAATTCGAGTAAATCCATAACTTCTCTAAAAAAATCTGATTGATATATAGACATGACATCATCTATAAAATGAGATGAAAGATTATTTACCTTTACAAGGTTCTCTAAATCATCAATATATATTAGACTTAAACCATTATTGTACGAACGACCTTTGAATAAAATCAATGCTAAAGCAAAAGCCATATAATGTTGTGATCTTATAGAAATAGCACCTGAGCCAGTTGCATCCCTTATTTCAAACTCATCTATATCATCTAAAAAAACAGATTTTAACGAAAAAAGAATATCATAAACTTCTGATATGAAGTAAATCTCCGTTAAGTAATGAGGATTCAACCATTGGCTCAGCAAGTTTGCCAGATCTAATATTTCCTCATTCTTATTTTTTAGTTCACATAATCGAATGCCATCATTTTTTCCTAGTAGGTGCTCCAACCGCATTCCAATACAAGATATCACTATTTTATTCGCATCAATCAGCAAGGATTGTCTAGTATTCAATTCAGATGATGAAATGCCAATATAAATGTTATTATTCCCAGTAAGAAATGTAGTGTTTATTTTAAAAGCATCATAATGTCTATTGACAAGGTTTTTAATACTCGACTTAAGATAAATCTCAAGAAACTTATCACTTTCAGAATACATAACTCTTTCTTCTGTGAAACTCCTAGACTCAATCAAAAAACCATAATATGAAGATGGATCATAAATTATTCTCGGAAGAGAAAGCATAGAACTAAAGACGATTAGAGCTTTTTCAATATCGGTATATAGAAGAAGCCATAGCAACTTATTATAAAACGCGAATAGTATTGTTTGTGGTGTATTTTTTGAGGATGGGGATTCATATATGAATCGTTCCAAACTTAAAAACACTCCTGCACTTTGAGATTTTGAAATTATTAAATATATTACTTCCACACAAAAATCAAGTTGACTACTTAAACTCCCCTGCAAGGTGTTTAATGTATTCCTTACAACCATCAACTCTATTTCATCATAAAAATAGAAATTTTCGCTTTCATTAAGATAATTGAATGATTTACTAATGAGCGTTTTAATTTTATTAAGAGACTCATGATTTTGATTCAAATTAATGCCTTCATCAGAAAAAATAATGGCATCTCTATCAATCATAGGCTTGTGAAATGTAGGTGAGATATATAATACAACTTTTGAAGTGCCGAAAATTTTTGTTAGTTCAGCATTCAATTTATTTAGATTATTCTTATTAAGGCCAACTATTACTTTCTTATCCGTAGAATATGTATTTTTAATTTTTACTCCATTTAGAGGCATGAACTCCATTTCATATTTAATAACTGAATTCTGTTGGTTTTTTATAAAATTACGAAATTCAGCAAGTAGATGCTTGCTATTATTATTACTATCTAAAACAAATGAACTAACTTCCGTTACTTTATTCAATAAAATTGCATCAATCAACTCTTTTTTCTCTGTTATATAATATAAACTCCTGAACATGGATATGTATCGGAATATAAAAAAAACAGAGCATGATACTGACAAGGCATATTGAATAACCCCCCCACCGATTACCAAGAAAAAGATTCCCACAAATAATCCGCAAATAGCATTAAGGCTGAATGAATAAAATTTATATTCTCTCAATACCAATTGCCTTGTTACATTAACAAAATACTTATTTGATGCCTCTGTAACCTGTTGAACAAACATTCCCATAAATGCAATTGATAATGCAGCGATTGTTCCGTGGATTGATAATATAGTTCCCCAAGAGCTAGGAATCCAATTTAACTCTGCTTTATTAACGTATAACGGAGAAATAAAGAGCCAGCGATAGTCAGAATCTCCTCCTGCCCCTACAAAAAATAAAACCGAACCTAAAAGCAAAATTAAACCCATCTTAATAAAAGACTCAATTGCTTTTTTACCTGTGAATTCAGCCACCTGCTTTGATATTTTACCACTATCCATAAGAGCACCACTTTAATATGTAAATTACAAATCAAGAGTTATAATTAACACACACAACGAAACCGTCTCTATTCTCATAAAATACGCCAACGCATATTAGATATAGACCTCTAAGTTTCGGTTCTGATTGAATTGATAAAAAAATCATTTCACTATATGCTTTGAGGGAAGTAAAAGTATTCATCTTTCAGGGGCAATCCTTTTCAACATTCTAGTGTAATATCCAATTGGATCATGCCTAATGTTACCACAGTCAATATTATGTCTTATTTGCATACGTTGCCACAACGCCCTGATTTTAGAGTCCATGCTGGAGTCTGATCGACGTCGCACTTCTCCATTGTTGTTGGCATAAACAACACTTTCATCAATACGCAAATGTTCGCCGCGTAACAACAACTTTATTTGGCCTGTACTCAGCTTCATGCCGATAGATCTGGCATAGTCATCCATTACAGCTATGCGTGCTTCAGGTATTGGCACAGTGACATGGTCAGCAGGCATACATTTTTCCTGTTGGCGCAACTCATGAGCTACCTTCAGATAGATCTCTGCTCTAGCCTGCTCAATTTCACCACAATCAAATGCCGTAATAGCATTAGCAAGCGCTTCAAATTCATCAGCAGGTGATTTTTGCCGTTTCGATTTGTAGTTTCTTAAACCTTCATTAAGACGCATTTTCTGTTCGCGGGTCATTTGACCAATTTCATACTGTTCGGGTTCGTCCGGTTGTGAATTTTCACATACTGATTTTGTGTGTTTTTTGTACTCAGTACAGTTATTGACACGAGTCCAAGAGGGCGCGGGCGCGCCCTTAAGGTCAAAACCTCGACCAGCGTCGTCGTCTGCTTTTGGCTTCATTTTGACAATACGATAAGAATGGAGACGGGTTTCAACCGGAGGAATAGTCGATGCTGGCATGACTACGCCTTTAATGACTCTCTGAAACTCGCCGTAACTGCTCGGTTCATCCCGGTACTGATACCATGCGCGCAACACAAGCCTATTCCGTGCCACGAACGGGCCACCCTGCAAGGTAATGTAGTCCTGCCAGTTCCCCGCATGTGCGGCGCGATGTAACTCACCGAAAACCGGACTGATACGATCTGCCATTTCCTGATTCTTCAGGCGGCGCAACTCGCGCCAGACAGACACCGGCGCACCACCCAAAAACTGAAACTGACGAATGCCCCAGCATGAAGCCCAGGCGGTAGCGTGTTTTGCTGTTTCCTTCAGTGGACGTCCGCTTTCGTCGTCGCTTTCACCATCCAGCGCGTAGCCATCAATATTTTTAGATATGTACTTAACAACATAGCCAGTAGCACTCCCCAAAGCCGGATCTATTGGCTTAAGCTCAAAGCGCGGTTGCTTGCCAGTCTTGCCGGTTAGCTCGTCTGCATCCTCACGTGTGGCGTAGTCTTCCATCACTTCCAACAACTCGCCGGTATGTTCCGGGGCAGTGAACAGAAGGCCATGCCAATGCGGAGTAGCATCATGGTGAGATTCAGCAACGCGAAGGCCAAAAACAGGAATCTCACGGCGCGCAAGCTCCGCGCGGATCAGCTGCCAGACGTGATTAAGGTAGTTCTGTGTTTTGCGTGGGCTTGCTCCGTTCCATTTATGATTACGATGCCCGAATACTGTAAAAGCATGATATTTAGACGGTGCGGTCAACGTGAAGAAACTACCGGCAAAACCGCTTTCTGTTGCCACTTTCTCAAAGCCACCAATGCGCGTCATCAACTCAACGCGGCGCTTTTCAGGGTTAGAAATACTTTTATCAATCTGCTCTATCAGCGAAATGCGCTCGCCAGTTACCTGATCTTCAAGTTCAAGACGGCTCATAATTTCGCGACTACGCTTACGGCGGGAATCCCACTGTGTAACGTGGTGTTTGCTGCAATACGGTGAAACATCGCGGCGCACATCACCATAAGCAATGTGCAAATGCTCACGCCAGCGGCGGGCGTACTTGCGCAGAAGGCGTGACCAAAAGCGATCGTGCGTGGTTTTTTGTATTGCCGCCGCCGCTTCATCAAGCGCCATCCGGCGCTTCTTCGCCCAAGGTGCCACCAACCTGAAATACGCAATTAGTCTAGAGCCTTCACGCACCATGCGTTTGCCGTACTCAGCATCACTAAACATGCTCGCGCCTTCACTCACTTCAGCCAAAACGGCATTGGCATAAATGGCAATGTCCTGTGCCAACAAATCAATATCTTCATCGGTACTATCAGCCAGATTATTGAAGCGGTGCGCTAGCTCACGCAGATTTTCAAACGTGTGAAATAGTGGGTTTAGTTCAGAGAAAATGATCCAATCATTGTCTTCTGGTACCGCGTATTGATTCGTGACGTTACGGACGTGTGGAAGCTCGCGCTTAACGATATCGCGTAGCTTCAGTTTTGCGATATGACGTCCTTTATCCTCGTGAACGGTATTTATGTAAAAAGCAATGCGACGGCGAATGAAAGAAGGTAACGGCTTAAGGGTATCTTCTACCCATGCGAAAAACTCCTGCTCTTGACCCAATTCATATAGGTCAACAGCGGGAGTCTTATCGACGGAAATGGCCTGTTTGGGCTCATTCCAGGCGTAAGCATACCGGGCTGGCTCAACCGAGCCTCCCGGCATGGAGGTCATGCTATGGGTGCGGCGAACTGAAGTCATCAATCCGCCTTAGATGGAAACAGTGTCGCCGGGCTGTATTGCTCTGGCGTCACGTTCTGAATAGGTGATCAGATCTGTATTGCTGTAACCCCCCTCACCCAGAACCTCAACACGAGTTATCCAGTAATTACGGCGCGGGAGCACATCCAGCACCTTTGTCACAACGACCTCAACGGGATTCATCAGAACACCTCCTGATCATCAAAAGCACCAGAGGCAACCATTTCTGAATAGGTCGCATCAGCCATCACAGCACCGCAATCAGGACAACCGCCGCCAGTACGCCCACAACAACCACAAACGCGTAGAAAGCCGATCACCTCGCCAGCCAAGTTGCGAGATTTGGCCCCTACAGATCGGCGGATTTCGAATGAATTAAGGGTGAACGGGTAGTAAATTTTGCGGGTTTCCGGGGTATCGCTACCGGAAAAAACAGACAGGCATCCTTCGTTGTTATGAGCGGTAATCAATGACTCAACCAGGTCACGGTGATCATCGACAGTGAAGGGTTTACCGTACGCGGTAAAATCAGCCGTTTTACTCGCTGGCAGGTAAGGCGGATCACAGTAAATTACTGTGCGCTCAAATATGCGACTAGCAACAGGGATGGTGTAACGGAAATCAGCGCAAAGAAACTGAGCACCTTTCTCATATGCTCGTTTTGCAAAGTGCTGGATCTCTGCAACAGGGAAAATTGGCTTGCGGCGACGACCAAATGGAACGTTAAATTCATTCTTCCCATTCACTCGGTATAAACCGTTATAGCAATGACGGTTTAGATAAAGGAATAATGCTGCAAACTTTACAAGTTCACTCTGATAATAAACCTTTCCATCAGAAGTTTTTTTATTATGCTGGGGGAAATCACGATTAAAATCATTAAATTCATTGCGGCATTTATAATATGCCTCTTCATTATTACCGCCATCAAATAGAGTAGCAGCGACATCTAGCAACGATTTAGTATTGTTCTTCAATATTGAATAGAAGTTCATAAGCGCTGCGTTGCTATCACACAGAATATAGGTTTTATAGTCAGTGTTCAGAAAGACGCTACCACTACCTACAAAAGGCTCAACGAGACATTCACCCTTTGGCAAAGCCTCCAGTACATGAGGCATCGCGCGAGACTTGCCGCCCGCCCAGATCAGAGGGGAGTTAACCATTTTTTTGCTCCTTGATTTCTGCGGCCTTTTCTCTGTTGTAGATCCAGTCTTCCAGGCTGCGATAAATTTCATTGGTGGACAGCTTTTCTTTTTTCAGTAAGGTTAATTTGATACGTAACAACCCAAGCAGGTGCGCGCGTTCATTTATTTGAATTGTCATAATCAACCTCCTGAAAAAAGATAAAGCGAAGCCCCGGCAGAAATGCCGTAAATAAACAGATTCAGATTGCAGTTATTTAATTAGCGAGCACCGCTATTCCAGTATTTCTCTAATTCAACACTGAAGGCGTCACAAATAGAGCCGCCCGGAAGAATAGAAAATTGAATGCCCGTCTCTTTACATCGCACTTCAAAACCATTTCGAGCAATATCAGATAGCGCCATGCCCTGAACAACATTACGCGATTTGCTGTGCTGATGACTTGGACTATAGCCGCTGCGAGACGGTGTGCGGGTTCCATCCTGCCGGGAAGCATTGACGCTCTGTCGGGCGTTCAGAATAGCTGCTGTTGAGGTGGTCATAACCCCCCCGGCTGAGAGTGATCAATTGCAAGTGGTAAAGGCACTACACCACTCATTACAGCGCTAATGGTTGGAAGCAGATCATCAATAGTTTCATTATCGCGCAAACAGAAAGCGGCACCGTAGAGGTGCTGAAGGCCGCTAGCCAATACGCCGTAATGTGACTCATGGCCTTGAGGGTTGTTTTCCATGTTGAAATGGTAATCCTGGAGCATTTCATTTACCTGCTCCGCGTAGCAACGTTTCATTGTTCACCCCTGTCGAATTTGACTGTCTCGGAAGGTATGGAGACCTGGCTATTCCGGCATTCCGGCGCACGCTCAAGAACGATTGACACGGCATAGCAAAGGTCTTCATCGGTCAGGTCAAGCATGTCCTTTACGCGCAGGATTGCTAAAGTCGCCTTTGCTCGCTTAGTTACGCGTGAGGTTGCAGCCTCTTTTTTCGCGGTTGCCAACATTTTTTTAGCGGCTGGTGATAACTGATGAGAAAGTAAAAGACTCACGCGGCCTCCTGTCTCAGTTGATCAATGGTTGAAAGGGCTTCAGCTAACGCGAAATCCAGCCCCAGATAATTACCATCTTTGGTGATTTGGTAACGCTGGCGTGAATACGGCTTTTTGCGTGGCAGCTTCACAATAGTGAAGCCGCGATAGATTGCTGTTTTGCTGTTGATCTGGATAAGCATCATCAATCCCTTAGCTTCAGTTATTAAAGGCCCATCCAGAGCAACCAGGCATCACGCTGTTCAACCGGGCGGTTATAGAACGCCTCACGCACCCCGCGATTGAACTCAGGAACAAAGACCAGCTTTTCTCCCGCGCGCGCTTTTGGCTTCGACGGATCACGAAACTCAATAACCGGCAGCTTATTTTTTTCAATCATGGTTTGTACGGCTGTGCGTGGTTTACCTAGCAATTCCGCGAACTTATCAGGATGTACCGCATCAAGCGGGTACTGAATAACGTAATCAGCAGCTTCCATAAACTATCTCCATTCTCATTTGGTTACATGCTAACCTTGTAAGATCCAGCGGCTTTAAAACGGCTCAGGATGGTTCCTGAGCGGCTGGACTCACGCCCAAAAAGGTTCTGAGTCAATGACCTTTTCGGGTGAGTATAGTCATTAAGTCAGGACCAAATCAAATGAATCTTGCTCAAAAATTGCGAGCGATCAGGAAGGCAGAAGGGCTAACACAGGCTAAATTCTGTGAAATCAGCGGGATAGCGTTAGGAACGCTGAAGAATTACGAAGGAGGGCATCAAGAGCCAGGTATACAAGTGATCATGCAGGTAACTAACACGGCGCATTTTGAAAAATACACCCTGTGGTTAATGACCGATAAGACAGCACCAGAAGCCGGGCAGATTTCCCCGGCCGTCGCACACTCTGGGCAAGACGAAACAACCTCGTCACCATCAGGCCGCAAAACTGGCTAACGATTAACCGGGACTATATTTATTACATAAGTTGTTTACTTGTAAGGAAATATAATTTCAGGCGTTACAAAGAAGTAAGTAAGAAACCTCGGACTGTTACTACTAATCCGTGCAAGTTTGAAAGCTCTATTCGGAGGGTCTTATGACTATCAAAAGACTCGATGATGGGCGTTATGAAGTGGATATCAGACCGCGCGGGCGTGAAGGACGTCGCATCCGCCGAAAATTTGAGAGAAAGGCTGAAGCTATTGCCTTTGAGCGCTACACATTAGCGAACGCTAACCAGAAGGAATGGGCGGGCCAGAGAACAGATCGCAGATCTCTATCTGAATTACTGGATGCCTGGTGGAAGTATCACGGTCAAAACCATGAACACGGTGAGAAGGAATTTAACCACCTCACGAAGACGATCGGCGGCATCGGTGACATACCCGTTAGCCGCGTGAGCAAACGGCTCCTGATGGACTACCGTTCTATGCGACTTCGTGACGGTATCAAGGCATCAACAATTAACCGTGATATGTACCGTTTTTCAGGCATGTTCACCAAGTTGATTCAGTTGGAAGAGTTTTCCGGCACACATCCAGTGCATGGACTACCGCCACTGGCAGAAGAAAACCCAGAAATGACATTTCTGGCAAAGGAAGAGATCAGCAGCTTACTAAATGCCTTAACCGGCGATGCAAGATTGATTGCCCTTCTGGGCGTCAGTACCGGTGCGCGATGGTCTGAGTTGGCAACGTTAAAGCCTTCTCAGATCGTCAATTGCCGCGTGACTTTCCTGAAGACCAAAAACGGGAAAAAGCGCACTGTTCCAATTTCTGCTGAACTAGAAAAACTGATCAAGAGGGAGGCAAGCGCGAAACTGTTTAAAGTGGACTATGAAAAATTTTGTCTGATCCTGAAGGCGGTAAAACCAGATATACCCCCGAACCAGGCAACACATATTCTGCGTCATACCTTCGCAAGTCATTTTATGATGAATGGGGGTAACATTATCGCGCTACAGCAGATATTAGGACATGCCAGCATCCAGCAAACGATGGTTTACGCGCATCTGTCGCCAGACTATCTGCAAAATGCTGTCTCACTAAATCCCCTTGCCGGTGGCGTATCGCTTTAAGATAGGAGTGACCTAGAGTGTCCACATTGTGTCCACACTCTAGGAAATTCAAAACGGCTCAGGCTGGCTCCAGCATTTTATAAGTAGCTGTTTTTACTTGAGGTTATACGTAAGTTATTGATAAAAAAAACCCCCACATCATGTGGGGGAAGACAGGGATGGTGTCTATGGCAA